TCAGGGGTTAGATTTGGCTTCTGGCTGGTTTGCATTGACTTGTTTCTCCAAGATGGGTGCGACCAGATACTCTGGACACTGCTGAGTGAATAAACACTTTGGCTTTTGGCATTCTGCTGCATGGAAATGGTCAGGATTCTGGCACTTGTACCGATAACGATCTTCGCAGCCAGTCAGCAATAACAGAAGCAATAGATATTTCATTTGCCTAATCCTACCTTGCCCAGCAGTAAATTGACAATTTTGTCAGATAAGTCATTAGGCAAGAATTTCAGAAAACCTAGAAAATATAAAGCCACACACCCATAAATGAATATCTTGAGTGCCAGGTCAAAGGTTTTTTGGTACTCATTCATTTACCACACCTTCTGGTGGTGGCACAAAAATCCATCAACTCATTGATGCCAATAAATACCAACAACAAAACAAAAGCCACACCGCCAATGATGATGGCCAGCTCTTGCATTTCGGCTTCTTTGGCCTTGGCAGCTTTCTCTGCTTTTTCTAAAGACCTGAGTTCTCTTGCATCATCAATGTCCATCTGGGCTTGACGTTCTTTGATTTTGTTCCAAACATCAATCTTTCCAGATTGCATGAAGAGCATTTTTAACTCTTCCTCAAATGCTCTGGCCTGCTCCAGTGCCATCTCGATCTGAAGAGCCTGGCCCATGTTTGAGCCTTTTTTGTTTTTTTTGGCATCAAGCAAGGCTTTGGTGGCCACACTCTTGGCATCAAACATCTTGCCGATCATTGGGGCAAGTGAGCCAAGATCACTGGCCACCTTGCTGGCCTTCTTGACCATGCTGATGGCGTTTTGTATGCCCGCAAGGGCTGTCATCGGATCAATCATTTTTTCTCAACCTTTTCCCATTTGAGACAAACAACCTTCCGATTGTAGACATCACCAGTCCATGCCCACCTGGTGCATCGATACTCGGCAGCTGCTGCTAATAGGACCAAAGCATAAATCATGGCCACAACAAAACAATGACAAAACTGCCCCAAATCACAAAAACAGTGATGCAGACCGCAGCAATGATTGCCACGGCCCAGTCTTTCATAATCCGAATATCTTTTTGACGAATTCGGCAGCCACACCTGGTCCAAACAACACGGCAATGATCACCGCATAGAGCAAGTATTCAATCTTTGTCATGCGCTTGTCCCCATCGCGCAATGACCGATCAATGTTGTTGTATCTTTCTAAACAGATCGCTTCATGCACAGCAAGTCTTTTGTCAACATCAGCATCCATGATTCAATTAAGGTGCATCAGGCCAAGTAACAGACCAAGGAAAGCCTGATTGAGCAGTTACATCACGCAAGGCTTGACGATATGTAGCCCATACTGCTTTGTCAACAGGTGCATCCGCTACTTGTGTCCAATCGCTATCTTTTAGCTTTTCACCACGTTGCTCACGCATGGCTTTGGCTTGTTCGGCATCTTTGGCGGTAATGGCATCGGCATCCATGTCGGCAACGGAATACTTTGTGTACCACTTGCCATCAAGTTGTTCAACGCCATCAACAAAACTTGTTTGATAGCGTGTAGGTTGAGCTTGTGGGCCTTCCAAAACAACATCAGCACCAAACTCATTAAGCAATTCTTCGCTTAATTGTTGTGGCATAGAAGTGTTCGGATGCAATGCACGAAATTCACTTTCGTACATGACTGCGCCTGTTGATTGAATTCGTACTTGCATGATTTTTCCTTATGCGATAGCCAAGAAGATATATGTGCCAGTGTTTACATTGATGGCCGCCAAAATTGCTGAGTTCAGCGCAAAACCTGTTGCTACTGTTGTAACAGAGCCAAGTGTTGCAGTTTCTGCATTTGTGAGGTTTAAACGCAAATACGGGTCTGTTAATGTTGTCATGCCACGGGCTGTGTCGTATACATACCAATCACCAACTGCATTTGTACGCTTAATAAGTACAAATCTAGCACCCGCAGTTAATCCGCAGTCAATAGTTTGAGTTGTGCCATTACCTGTGTATGAGCCTACTTTAGAAACACCTGCACAAGTGGCAAATAGATAGGCTACATAGGTATCACCTGACGAATTAACATCTGTTAATGCGCTTACTGAAAAAACAGATGATGTTGGACTTGTATTGTTCCAATATGTGTCTGTCACAAAAGCAGATGGGTCACTTAAATCAGCATATTTAGTATTGCCCTGTGATGCTGCATAAGTAATCCATAGTGTTCCTACACGGCTTCTATCTTTCACAATCATTAACTCAGGCGCAACACCTAAGTTATGCGTCACAGTTCTATTGCTTCCAGTCCCTGTATAGCAAACAACATCCATAAAAGATGGCGCACGTTTAAACAGATAATTTATGTATGTGTTTGCGCTTGCATTTGTAATTGTTGATGTTGTGCCAACTTTGACACCATCCATTACGTCCCAAGGGTTAGCTTGAAGTATGGTTGTCCCTGCCGCTACTTCTGCATCTCCAGCTGATGTTACAAGATAGCCTGTTCCTGTAAGCCTTGAAGAAAATAAAGATGCTACTGCCGATCCACGATTCTTAACTAATACAGCATCATCAGTCTGACCACCAGTTACCGTTGCATTTGCACCTGTACCACTTCTAGCAGATAAACCAAACACACTTGTTCCAGTAGTAGGCACTTTCATCGGGCCTCTGCGAATGGCTATGTAGATGTAGTCAGAAGATGGTTGAAGAACCGTGGCATTTGTTCCTGTTTGAAACCCAGTAGATGTCAAACTAATTGCATCCTCTGGGCCTAGTGCCGCCTCAGAGCCTGATGAATTTGCTTGTAATTGATTATCATCACCGCCAGTAGTAATGCCACGCATATTGTCAAACAAATACCACGCACCAGTACCACCTGTTGCTCGTTTAATCAGTAACCATTGAGGCTCATACCCAATATTTACAGTAACTTGTGTTTGAACTGAATCAACTGAATAAGACCCACACGAAATCACATTGTCTGTACCAGTCAGACCAAAGCCTCCTGCGTTGTGAGCAAATAGGTAGGCAACAAAAGTTTCACCAGTTTGATTAGTGCTTGATGAACTTCCAACAGTAAATACTGTGCTAGTTGGTGTTGTGCTATTCCACAATCCAGTTCCTCCCGCAGAAGCACCAGTCGTATTTAATCTAACATAATTGGTTGCACCTAAACTAGTATGATAAACATACCAACCATAAGTCGATGTTCCAATTGATGTGGCTTTAACAATTATGCAAGCAGGAACAGACCCAAGACTGTGTGAAATATTTTGACTTGTGCCATTCCCCGTATAAGTCACAACATCAAAAAACTTTGGTTGCTTGCGGAATGTCCAAGAAACGTAGTCTCCAGCAGAAGTGTTGTAATTAGCGTCTGCGCCAATCGTAAAACCCGTTGTACCAAATGCAGTTAATCCAGTTGTGTCAGTTGTTTGTGCTCCTGTAGTGTTACTAATCAATGCTTTAGTTGCACCACGAACTGTGTCAGTAAATTTATGATCTAATACCGCACTTCTTGATTTAATCCAAGTTAATCCACCTTTAGTAGATAAATCAATGCTATTGGTGATTGTTTGTGTAGCGCCAGTACCTGTGTAAAGGTACGTTGAAAACACATCCTCAATGTAGTTGGCTACAACACCTGTACCACCCGCTGTTTTACTTGCTGCAAACATTTCAGTCCTTATGGTGTGTAATTCTGACCAACAGTTGTTCCATACCAATTTGTTCCATCAGCAAAGAAACTGTAAATGTCTTGCTTTGATGCTGTGCTGGTAATAGTTGGGGCAGTCCCTGCGGGCCATTTAACTGTTGTCCAAGTAACCGTGCGTGATCCCGTTGCATCTTGCTTTAAAAGCAAAATAAACGATTTACCCGATGTTGCCGTTGGCATTGTGATGGTTGCATTACCTGTTAGCGTAATGATCTGCACTGTGCCGTTGGTCAAAGCAAGCGTAATCGCTGTGCTTGAGTTAGCAGAGTATGGTGTCTCAATGTAATCAGTAACAGTTGGCAATGTAATGCTTGGTGATGTACCTAAAACATTTGCGCCAGTTCCTGTGATTGTTGCAAAACCAGTATGGTCATAATCCCATGATGCAGCAGTAGTTCCACTTGTTAAAATACAAGTAAAAAGAGTTGTTACACCAGCAGGGATTGTTGTGATTGTGTTTGCACCACTTGACTGAACTGTCAAAACACCAGTTGAATTATTTTCAATCGAATAACTTACACCTAAGGCCAATGTGCTTGTAACGGGCAATACAATCGTTTGAGTTGTTGTTCCAGTAAAGAATTGCTGGTGATTGCTAGTTACTGTAAGAGTTGTAGTCCCTGCTGCCGTAGCAGTTGTTGTGTAACCCATTTGAGGATTATCAATAATAGGGAAAGTTAGAGTCTTATTGGTTAGCGTCTGTGTTCCTGTATAGGTGACAATACTTGCGCCCGCTAATGTTGCCGCACCAGTACCACCTTTTGCAATCTTCAGCACTGGTCCAGTGTCAAATAATGCGTCAATAGAGTCAAGATCGGTATTGATCTTCGTTCCCCAGGTATCGGTAGACGCACCAACTTCTGGTTTGGTCAGCAATAAATTTGTGGTGGTTGTATCAGCCATTTTTCACCTCATGCGGCAATTTGCCAAGATTCACTATTATCAGCAATTGAAGTCCAAGTTTCACTGGTATCACCAATTGCATCCCATGTTTCTGACTGGTCAGATATTGGTGTCCAAATTTCTGAATTATCAGAAATTGCTGACCAAGATTCAGCCGTGTCGTTTTCGTCTTCCCATTTTAATCTTGCATTGACTGTCATGGCTGATAATGCCATGAAGAGAATTTCCGCAGGCTGCACACTTTGCGTGTCCACTTCCATGACAGTAATGGCCACAATATCAAAGCTAATGCTGCCAATAATACTGGTTGACACCTCTATGGTAGATGTATCAACAATTAAAGCCTCACAAATGGCATATCTGACACCATCCACAGCCATGGTGCTGATGTCACTAATGACAACATCTGCTGATACATATCTGACACCATCCACAGCCATGGTGGATGTGTCACTGATGCTGGCTGCACCAATTGCATAGCGCACACCATCCACAGCCATAGCGCTTGTGTCGCTGATGGCCAGTGATGCGGCCATGATGACATTTGCATCAATGCTTACTGTGCTTGTACTAAATATTGATATTTGGGCATCAATATATTTATTGGCAGACACCGCCATTGTGCTGGTGTCATAAATTTCAAATTGAGCGCTAGAAACAACTCCAGCACCAATGCTCATGGTGCTGGTTGAGGAGATAGAAATACTTGCGAGGCTTATGCCATAAGAGTATTTTCCACTTCCATAAGGACCAGAACCATAGGCGGCCATATCACGCCAACGTGATGCTCAATGAAGATGCTGGGATACGCAAAACATCACCAGAGTTGATTGTGCGTGCTGTGGTCAATGGCGCCCATGCTAATAGATTGCCGGTGGTAGATGCATCAAAGATGCCGGCCCAGCCAATTGATCCCCAGTTACCACCGCTGGCAGCTGCAAACTCGATGGCCGCTGCATTGGTGAATGTTGTGGCTGTGCCAGAGCCTGAGATCGTGCCAGTCACCACCCGTGCATAGCCATTGCCAGACACTTCAGTGCCGCCACCCGTATCACTGGGCGCAGCCGTGAATAACCCAACATACCAGGCGGTGGGGCG